AACTCCAACTTGAGAGTCATAAGTAGATGCAACTAAATGAGAGTTTCCAAACTCACATAAATCACTGTCTACAGGACTTATATTCGTTGAGTCTTCCCAGAAATATTCCGCATGAATATATTTGTTTGCATTCGTTTCTGAATTTATAACAACCTTTACAACTGTAATTGTCTCTTGAGTAGGACAGTTATAATTCATAATAAAACTTGAGGCTCCTCCAATTGATGTAACAGTTACTACCGCATTATTTGGTGTATTCTGTGTTTTAGACCATGTATAGCTTCCAACACCAGTTAAGGTTCCGCTTGTTACAGAAACTCCATTCCAAACGACATTAATCGTAATTGATCCAGAGCTTATATTATATCCTACAGGAACATCTCCTATTACATTTCCATAATTTACCGTTGAAACAAAAGTTGCTCCACTTGCTAAATTATTTTTACTCACCTGTGAGCCACAAGGAGTTATTTGTGCTGGAATAGGAACAGGTATCTGATTCATTGCTAATACATATTCATCCATGTAAGGATCATAAGCCCCTAATTTCTGATTATTTAAATTATTATAAAACTCATCTCTAAACCAAGATCTCATTCCCGATTCAGAAATAACAGTTAACTGATCACCTTGACCACCTGTACTCTGGCCTGTTAATTTTAATACCGATCCTCTTTTTGAGTCAGTGAAATAAACATCATATCCATAAGAGATAAAACTCTCCGGGTTAAAGCTAATTCCATACTCTTCAATACGAGCTATCTGAGTTCCTAATATCTCAGGGACAGATGTTACAACACCTCCACCTGTAGAATCAGATAACAAATTTTTACTCAATAATACATAAGATATTCTATCTTCTTGTAAAACAAGCACATCAGTTTTTCTTGAGTGCAATTTCTGAATAGGCCCATAAGAAGTCTCTAAGTCTTTAAAGTTTACTAACCCTAAATTAAATTCATTTAAGTTGTTGGTTCCTGAGTTACTACTATAAACACCACTATAAGTTAATCCTTCAAATCTATCCGCCTCTTTATAGTCTTGGTTAGAAACAGCTAATACTCTTTCTCCCAGCTGGAAGCTTTTAGCGGCTAATTGATCTTTTATCTTATAGCTTTCTACTCCGTTTCCAAAAGAATACACATCTGCAAAATCTAAATTTACAACGGCATCTTGTGAAGCGGTTTGGTTTTGATCTCCAAGATCAGTCTTCGCTCCTGATAAATGGAATCCATTTGAATCTATATTAAACATCTCACTTGAGTCGTAATATAAATCTGGATTAGCATCTAAAGGCTCACTTTCAAAAACCATTAGCGTATTAGCTCTAAAGATAACAAGGTCAACTTCAATAGAAGCTTTTCTGTTACTACCTAGTCTCTCACATCCTTTTACACCACTATTTACCCCGAAGTATAAAGGAGAAGTTACGTCTCCTGGAACAGCCTGAGCAAACCCAATACCAATTCTCCAAACTCTACAAGGAACAGTCCCTGCAAAATTATAAGGATTTTGAGTTGGTGCTGGGGATGGGGATGGTGTTGTTGGAGTATAGTACGAAGGATAGTAATCTCCTGAAGGATCTCCATCATTCTCCATACCTGTTATATTCCCTGGGCTAGCAGTTGCTACATTTATATTATCTCCATCATACCATGCTTTTAAGTCAGCATAATCTGTACTTGCTACATAACTTTCTTCCCATAACCACTCTTTAGCATCACATCCTAATTTTACATTTGCTCTGTTTGCTCTAATATAAAGCTTAATAACAAATCCTCCAGGAATACTATAATTAGTTGTTCCTGTAATTGCACCCGCAGAATCATACTGAGTAGTGAAACATGGATATCCAATAGATCTATTTGTTGTACATCCAAAAGCACTACTTGCAGCCTCTTGGCTTCCTATTTCTATTATTGAATCATTAGGGATAGAAATGTTGAAATTTTGATTTTTAACATTCATATATAGCCCTGCTAATTGGCTACTATCCGCATCAAACCCTTGTTCTCCTGCAAGTCTTAAGAAATCAGAGGACTCAGAAGTTATATCTAAAACGTTTACTTTTTCAACTCTTGTTAATGCACCGCTAACATCTGCTTTTACAATTAATGTTTCTCCTTTAGAAACCTTATTAGCGTTATCTCCTTCTAATTTAAAGAAGACCATATTATCACTTGGTCGGATATAGTAAAAGTTACTAAAAATAGTATTATAAGTACCTAAACTTGGTTTAAGAACAAACTTATATTTCTTTGCCCAATAAGGAGCCGTACTTGTTATTTGAACCTGTACTGAATTTATATTAACTGAATCAGCAGGCTCTATGTATATGGTATTATATTCTGAAACCAAAACAGTAGATGCTCTACCGTAATCATCCATATATACTATACCAGTTTCATAATCCCTATTACTGTGTAAGCTACTGGTGTCATTGTCTTTTGAGAAAAATACTGTTCCCGAAATAAATCTAAAAAATTCAAAAATATTTGTAGTAACTGCACCCGTAATATTTTGATACTGCATAGCAATAACTTGCAGTTCAAAAGTATTTGATCCTGGAGATACTCCAGTTAAAGCAAAACCTTGTTGTGATGTTGCGTCTGTAATACTACTATTAAATTTAGTAAAAACACATGATAGAGCAGGTGTTATTAGAAAATTATTAAATAAATCTGTTAAAGAAGACCCAGTATCTGCTGTAGCCAAAGGCATGAATCTAGCGTCAGCTAATGTTCCCGTTCCTATAGCCTCCTCAAATAAAGTAGAGGTTAAGAAATCATACACAGAAGAATAATTTGCGTCTAAAGTTATAGAGAGGCTTAGTGAAAACGTATTATTTTCAAAATTCTCATTAGCTATATAACAAGCTGTTGTTGTTGTACCTGTTATTTTTGAAGTTTCAAAAGCAAACCCAAAAGATAACACTGCTCCTTTAACTAATTTGTCTGCAACAGCACTAAGATCAAATGTTATCTTAGAATTAACTATTGCCTCTGAGGTTCCTGAAAGAGTATATGATATACCATTCCCTGGTAACCCATCTGGTGCTGCAATAAAATCAAGAGGAATAGAGCTATAACTAGTTGTATAGTCTAAAGAAATATTCGATCCTGTAGAGTCTGTCCTCTTAAAGTTGTATCCATCTATGAAGTTCCCATAAATCAACCTGTTGCTCATTATTGTTTGAGCTTTTGCTAAGCGAGGTACATTATCATATTGGCGTAACAGCTCAGCACTACCTATTGTAGTGTAAATTTTACTATTAGTAAAAGAATAACTTTTAGTGGTATTATCAGCCCATCCATAATCCTCTTTTTTAAATCGTTCTATAACGAAAATAGTATTAGACGTAGAGTCTTTGTATAGTAAGTCTATCTCACTAACTAAGCTGCTTCCAGTGCTAAATCCTATAATAGCTCCATTATAGCGATTAATCATTCCTGTATTTAAATAATTCCTGGTGTCAAAAATAAATTTATTTGCTGAAAAAGCAGGTTTAGTAAATAAAGAAGTGGCACTATATTGATTATCTAAATATCTATATCTATAAGCAAAAGAGATAAACCTCTCTTTTATATAATTCTCATTTCCCGGTAATGTTACCATTTGTACTGTAGGAACTGCTAAAGGAATATTAGTCCCAATAGGATCTTCAAACCCAGGTGGCTTTACAATAACGCTTATAGCCTCTTCATTTATCTGATCTACATTTGCTATAGGATCTGCATAATTTCTACTAACATTTATTACCCTAGGCGGATTTAAATCATCCGTAAAGAATAACAACGATCCATCTACAAGATCTATGCCCGTTATTAAATACTTATCGTTAAAGTTTAAAACTGAGGTTGAAATTACATGGTACTGAAGAGTCTGATTTGAAGTATTAAAAGATATAATTAAATCTACCTTTCCTCCAGGAGCAACTGTATTTGCTGAATCGTGTACGAACCAGTAAATAGTCTCCCTCATCCCATCTTCATACGCCCCAATACATTTTGTTGCTGATGATAGTGGGACTCCTCCGTATTCTAAGGTCGTTAAACGATCATTTCCTTTAGAGTTTTCAATAGCTCCTACTTCTGTAGACTCTGTAGCCCCTAACCTAATATTTAAGGCATCAATGTATTCACCAGGAGGAAGAAGTCTTTCATCCACCGATTTATTCATCCTACCTACAATAAAATTTGTTGTAACTATTGGCATATTATTTTATCCATTTATTCTGACCTCTCATGTTCATCAAGAGTCTGCCAGGGTGTATATTACTTAACCTTATTTTTGCGTTTCTTAACAAAGAAGACTTGTCTTTTCTTGCCCTATTAACAACGTATTCTGTTATGCCAACCCTAGTGTTTAAAATAGAGTATTTTACATAAGCATAAATGTACTCTTCAAAAAGTTTATTAAGATGAATCTCTGAGTCTATACCACCGGCCATTCCATCTGACACATACTCTAAAACCACTGAAGAAGACCCTAGTATATTACTAAAATTTATTACCCCAGATTGTTTATTGATTGTGAAAGTAGGATTTGAGTTTGCAGTCTCTGTATTCAACCCAAAACGAGCGCCTACAGCATAATCAAAATACCAGTTCCCATCTACACACCAACCTTCAGAATTATTGTAAGGGCTACTTGAGTTTAGATAGATGCTTTTAGCTGTTGCGGACATCTGATTTAAATCTAATTCAGAGTCCTGTGGTCTTAATGCTTTTCCATTTTGATCAAATAACACATTAGAGTCATTGTCTTGTAGGTAAGCTGAGGACCAGTTGGTCTGTATATTTTCTGATAAAGGGTACAATGTACCATCTCTAAACTGAGAAATACGAACCCAATTTACATAGTCTGGAGGTAAAACAAATCGCAATTGATTAGTAATGTCTAATTGAAGAATTTTAATCTCCTTCATAGCATCGTAATTCAACTCCTGTATTCCTCTTTTTGCATGGAATAAAATCTGGTATCGGTCTATGTTATTTATTAATTCATGGTTCCCCTGATACATTAACATAAAATTATTAACTATGTCTGCCAAAGAAAGAAATTGATATGATCCCCAATTCGCATCAGTTGGTATAGTCCCTGAGTTTTGATAATATTCGTAATCTGTTATATATGCCATAATAAATATTGTTATTGGTTATCTTCTGCTATTGCTGCTTTTGCGAAATCATATACGGCCTGTTCTCTTATTTCTACTCCTATGTATTGACAGATTTTAGCAATTAAAATTGGCTCATCTGATAATGGTAATTCAAAATCTTGATAATCAGCTTGAGTTGCATCAAATAAAGGTTCTCCTCCAAGTAGCTGAGCGTATGTCCAACGCGGTGGATTAGGATATCTAACATATTGAGAAGTAAATTGACCTATATTGTTTATAGTAATTGGATAAGCTTCTGCTACAAGAGCATTTTGAGTATAGGCTGGATATCCTATATTTGGCTTTGTTAAAACAGAGTTGTTTAGCATAGTAATTTTACTTTGCGCAACTCTTTCTGCTTCAACAATATAATTTGCTGAATATATGTTATATGTTTTTCCCACAGAACTCCATACTGTTGCTCCTGATGTTGAAAACACTAAAAGACTTGTCGCACTTACAACTGAAGAAACTACTGTATTATAAACCACACCATTTGTAATAGTTGAAGCTATATCTCCAACCTGTACTCCTGCCGCAATAAAATCTACTGTAGTGTCGTTTACCGCTACAGCACCGCCATTGGTAGAAGTTGTAATACCTGCCGCTAATTCCTTAGTATATACCATCATTTTATTAATTAAATAATAATTAGATGGTAGTGTGTATAAATTAGTTTGTATATCTCCTACCTGAGTTGTAGCAGAGTTTAATAATGGAATATTTACGTAAAAGGTATCAATTACCTCAGCTAGTCCTTTAGATATATCAGCATATCCTGTTCCAGATTGTCTTAGATTTTCTTTTACTAATTGATTATTATATTGATAAAAATAATCCTCAAACATGTCCAATTGAGCTTGCTTTGCATATAGATTAAAATCAGCAGGGGAGATATATCCGTAGTTGTTTTTATTAGCTATAGCCAACACTGTATTTCTTACATCGTTAATAGGCATAATTTATTCTTTTTACAAAGATAGTAAAAAAAAAGAGGCTTACTTTTTTTGTAAACCTCCTATTGTAATTTATTCTTAAACTGTTCTATACCACTACTATGCTTACGTATTTACATAAAAAAAGCCACCATTTTCAGGCAGCTCTTTTCTTAGTTAAGGGAAATATAATTACTTACTGTTCTTTAACTTATTGTTTAAAAGCTTGTATACCTCTAAACCTTCATCTGATTGCAAGAAAGAACCTATAATGTAATACGGATCTTCTCCGTAAGGAATTGTAAGCATTTTCTTCTTGTTATTGGCAAGGTTATAGTACACATCTTTATTATTGTTTCTATAAGATAAGAATCCTGCCATCATAAACTGATGAATAGTATCCATTAATTCTAACATAGGATCATTTACGGTATTCATAAAATCCTCTGGCCTAGCTTTAGCGTATAAAAGAATGTCTCTTTTTAATTCCGGAACAGTCATGTTATCCACACCGTTGCCCATTAAAACTCTACACACAGAAATTAACCTGTCTACGTCAGTTGTTATTTTTTTAGCCTCTATTTGAGCCTCTAATTCCTTCTCTACCCATTCTAGCTCTATAGTTGCATCTCGAGAGTTGTTTATTTCTTCAAATACCATCCCATTACTAGGGTGATAATGTAAAAATAGTTGTAATGCTTGATTTTGTTTTTCAACAATCAACATTCCATCTTCAAACACAATTGGCTCTAGGATTGCATTTCCATCTTGCTCATCCTCGAAAGGAGATTTTTGATTTCTTGCATAACGAAGAGGTCTATTAATGCCTTGTTCATCATCAAAATGTAATAAAGGAGATCTTTGTGAATGTCTTGATGAGAGCATATATGAAAGCGGACGTTTGTCACCCGAAAGTCTATAAGCTTTGTTCTCGTACTTTTCTTTTTGTTTTGCCATTATAATATGATTTAATTTAATTTGATTTATATAAAAAAAAGAGGGGCGGGTTAGCACCCCTCCTTAGTAATTTACTGTCTATGCATCTTGAAATAAGAAGAAGTTGTTTGCACCTAAAGTACATACAGCTCTTTCAGAAAGGAAGTTGACTTCCATTGCATCAAGATCGTTAGTTCTTGCACCACCAGCAGAACCAGTAATCCAAGTTTTATAACGTCTGTCTTCAGTTTCTGAAGCTCTATAACGAACATGTAAGAAAGGACGCTTAGCGTTTTTACCTAAGATTTGATCGTAAACTGTAGTTGAACCAGCAGGAACTAAAAGCCCGTTGATTTTTCCAGCTACAAGACCACCTCTCATTGTAGGATCGTTTAAGTATTTCCAGTCAGACTTATAGAAATCATAACCTCTACGGAATCCTGAGAAACCTAAGTTTAAAGACATGTCTTTATCATTGTCGAATAAACCATAAGATACACCACCTGCTGCATTAGAAGATTGACCTGCTAACATATCATCAATGTCAAAAGAAAAGTTTCTGTCAACAAACATAACATTCTCTTCAATAGCTCCTTGCTTGTCAAGTCTTTGAATAATGCTATCAAATTGAGCTAAAGTTGTTGGGTTACCCCCACCATATATATTACCTCTATTTCCTACTACATAGAAAATACCGTCAGAACCTGAAAGGTTTGCTGCACCTGCACCAACTCCTACACCTTGTAAGAAATCTGCTGCACCAGAAGCTGCTGCTGCTGGAACTGCTTCCACCATAGCTGTTTCTAAGTAATCTTCAAAACGAAGTCTTGTATCGTGTTCAGATTTCAAATACCATAAGTATCCAGAAGCACCGTTTTCACCTGTAACTTCAATCCATCCAATTTGAGCCATGTCAGAACCAGAAACAGAATATTTGTCCTTGATAATAATTGGCTTGTTGTCGAAGATAAAGTCATCAGACTCATTAGAACCTACCATTCCGTTAGTTCCTTTTGCGAACTCAGAACCATAGATAAAGATATCACAGCTTACTGCTGCTGCTACTGATTGCCCACCTGCATCATAATACGCTACCGTAAAAGTCCCTGGGGCTGCTGGCGTCGGAGCTGTTTTGATAATCGCTTTATTTTGCAATGTAGATCCTGGTGTATTGTCAGAAATCATTACAGTTTGTCCTACTCTAAGCGTAGCTAAAGTACCAGAATTGGCATTTATTTGCGGGTTAAAGTTAGTAGGGTTATTTGTCCCTACTCCTGGAGCTGCTCCAATTCCTGGAATTGTCCAAACACCGTCAACTGCTGCTGCTGCTGAAGCAGAAGTACAAGATTGGTATTTAGTGTGTAACCTTCCTTGCTCAGCCCATTTGATAAGGTCAGAGTTAGAAGGCATTTCAGCACCAACCATTCTTAAGAATGATGCTACTGATCTATTTCCATAACGTTCAAATTCTTTTTCGTAAGTATCAGGAAGATACTGATTCAAAAAATCAAAGTTAGTGATATAGTTTGTTGATAATGGAGTTTGTTGCGCACTTGGCTGCAAGTCAAATCCTGGTGTTACATTTACTGCCATTTTGAATGTTTTAAATTAATTTTTTTTAATACTTCTAATTTTGAGTCCTCTACCATTTTCGTATTTATCATTACTACTTACAGGGCGTATCTTAATTCCGTCTTTTGAAACAGATTGAGAAGCTGATCTAATATCCATATTAATATTTTTAGACTTTCTAGAAACATTATCTACAGTAGTAGCCACACCTTGGTCATAGAAATATTGAGCAAATTTATCAGGATTCATTGCCACTGACAATGCCTTATGATAACCTACTGCATCTGTTATTAAACCATCTTTATCCAAATATTTACCAATAAAATTGCCAACATTTGACTGAACGTTTTTTAACTCTTCCGCAGTACCAGGTTTAAAGGTAAGTTTACTATCAGACACATTGAAATCAAAACCTTTGAAATCACTGCTAAACACACTGTTTGTTTTGTCCACAAAAAACGCTTGCTTCTTCCTGTTTTGTTCTTCTACGCTTTTAGATTCCTCTATGTAACTCTTATAAGCATTAAGGCTTTTTTCCTGATCTTCGGATAATGCACCCCCACTTGACTCAAGAGGAATGTTGTACTTATCTTTTTCATCATTCAAAAACTTCTTCGCCTTAGCGAGTTCGCATTTTTTCGCTAACTGAACTTTCTTAATCTCTCTAGGTTCATCTAATTCCTCATCGAAACTAAACTTATCCTCAATCAGATCTTGAATGTCTATTTCGTCCAACCCTTCTTCGGTTGCTGCGTAATAGTTAGCAAGTACAACATCATCGTCCATTCCCTCAATATCCTTTTGCAAATTGTAAAAGTCATTGATTCCACGCCCGGTATCTTGTTTATACTTTAAATATGCAGATACGTCTTCTGGTAACTCAGCGTTTGCCTCTTTTTCCGCAAACAGTTCATCAATAGAAGTTATATCTTTATCATATCTATTCTTTATATATGAAAGAATGTCATCTTCTTGTAATTCTGGTTTTGCTTCTTTAGCAATGACACCCTGTTCTTCCTCTTTTATTTTATCTTCTAAGTTTCCATCAGTTAATGTATCCAATCCGTTTCTAAGATCTACTCGATCTATACCATCGCCTTTAGGTGAAGAATTTTCAAACTTCTCCTCATGTTTTTTCAACATTTCTGTTTCAACTTCCACTCGAGACTTTTCTTCTTTAGTTACTTCTTTTACTTGAAATTCCATTTGATTTAATTTTTATAAAGTTAATACTATTTTATTTAATTATCGTGGGTTAAATTCAGACAGGTCAAAACCATCTAAACTGTCCTCATTAGACTCAAAAGATATAGAAGGTAAATTACGTTTTCTCTGCTCAATCATTCGCGATTGATTAGAAGACTGTTTATTTAATCTATTGTTTTTTTCTGTCTCCCTATTTTCTTCTCTTGCATCTAATTGACTTTGTTCCACACCTTTTAATTGCATTTGATAGCTAAACTCTACTTCCATTAATTTCTGTTTCAACTGAGCCTCCATTTGCATTTTCTGAATTTCCATCTGACTTTGAGCCGTCATAATCTCCATCTTAGCTGTGGATGTTGCTTGTGTTATTTGCATTTGCTGCATAGCTGCTGCCTCTTGAGCCTGCATTTGCTGTTGAGCCTGCATCTCTTGAGCCTGCATTTGTTGCACCTGCTCTTTTTCTTCTTTCTGCTTACGCTTAAGTTTTAGCAACTGGTTAGCCATTTTTAGATTATTGATTTCTCGAATATCTATAGCGTCTTCTAAGCTTATATTTTGTTGAGATAAAGCCATTTGAATATTTTGCTCAAGCATTGCTTTTTCTTCCTCATCAGGAGACATTTCAATAAAGATCCCGAAATCATATAGATATAGGTCTTTTATGTCCTCAATAATTTGAAGATTATATTTACCAATCTGCATCGCAAATTCATCTTTGAAGTCCGCATACTCTAGTATGTCAGCCATTCTAATTGATAAACATTCCGCTAAACTTCGTGTCATATATAAGCTTGCTTGCAAAATATGTCTTGTTGCTGTATTTGAATTTAAAGCAGCTAACTTATTAATACCAACCAATGAATTAGGATCTGGCATACTACCATCACGAGCTTCATTTAATCCAGTAACCGATCTAATCATATCTAAATAATGATTATAGTTACCAATTAGCATTTGCATTTTATTAGCTCCACTACTTGCAGTCAGCTGTGTAATAGGAACCTTTGCGTTATTATACTCACCGTCTTGCGTATAGCTACGACCAACAACACTACCTGTTTGAAAATACAAACGTAATGCGTCTTCCGGAGTATATGCAGCACCACTACCTAAATCCACTTCATTCAAACCATCAGCATCAATAAATACACCATCTGGAACTAAACGTGAAACTACTTGTTGAATTTTTAAGTGAGTCATTTGAATTAAATCCGCGAATGGAATCATTCTACGAACTAAAGACTCTACTGCTCCTTTATACATTCGTGGAGCGCAGGCAATATAATTTGGCCTAGCATATTGGTTACTAGACTTTGGACGAACCATATTCTCACTCATCTTCCATTGAAGGACAATATTAGTACCCATCACCATTATACCATCATACCATACATCTATTCTTTTTTCTACTCTTTTAAACTTCGCCTCCTCTTGCATTTCTGCTGTTGGATTAAACTCATCATCTTTTTCAACGGTCTTAAAAGTCCCGTCAGCCATTTCTTTTTTCTTGTAAACAAAAGAATGTGTAGATTTATAGTTGAAGTATAGTAATGTTGCAGTGTCTCTACTAAACATACTATCATTGTAAGCTTGCGCTCCATCATAGTATTGCGCCCAGTCTTGACTGTACTTAGAAACCTCAAGTAGATCTTCATTTGTTAATGAAGGATCAATTTTTATTAACTCTCCAATTGGCACAGTTTTAATCTCTCCCCAGTAAAAATTATCTTTAAAATAAGGATCTTCAGTATAACTATATACCACGTTAGCTGGATCTACATACTCAATCTGAACTCCTGTTCCCTGTAGAAACATGTGCTTACACATCCCTATTCCCAGAACCGTCTGATCATAGTCAACTCTTTTTCTAGTATCTGCATAATGGTTTTCATCCAACAGAGTGTTTATCGCTACTTCTTCAGCGATCTCAATTGCTGGCTTGAATTTCATTTGCATGTATAATTCTAGCTCTTCATCATTTCCTGGAAGTTCCTCTTCTTTTACACTGAAGACAGGAATACCAAAATCCTTTTCAAGTTGTTTTAACAACGGCGCAGCAACCATATCAGCCTGTACCATATCTTGAAACGTATTTCTTTTTTCAGCAGACATTGCATCTTGCGCATACGCTTTAATTTTAAAAAGTCGATCAGACATTCCGTTCACTACGATATCCACAAACTTTGGGATAATAGGAACTGGAGTCCAATCCAGATTTAAATGACTTAAGTCGCCATTAATTGATATTTCGTTCTTATATTTAGCAATAGACTGTTCACCCCTTGCATATAGCCTCAATCTATTGAAGTCGGCCCATTGGCTATAAAACCTACACGACCCACTATCCCTACGAAACCATTCATATTGTATTGCCTGCCCAACCTGTAATCCAAACTCTATTGTGTCTTTAACTTTATCTGACGCAAATTGATCGGGAAAAGCAGCAGAGTTAACTTGTATTTTTACATCTTTCATTTATCTAAGTAATTGGCTAACGGAATCTGTATTATTATATCTAGCAAAGTTAATGCTTATTTTCGATTTTTCTTTAGTCGGGGTATATAGGTGTTTTTGATTAGCCATTATAGCTAACCCTGTACTTATAGACGCATCAAATTTGGTTCTGTTATTTATATCAAATTTCGCCCAATCCTCCAGAGTCCTACGAAAATGCATTACTCCCATATCATCTTTATCTCTATAAGACCCCTCCATATCTAACCCAACATGTTTTTCTATATATGATTCAATAGCAGAAGCATGAGATTGTTTTACGTCCTCACTTGAATTTGGAATCCCACCTAATTCTCTTTCTGTTTTTGATAATTTATTAAAAGTCTTATCCGGCCTATTTATACTGTACCCTCTATAGCCTCTGTTTTTTAAATGATACAATAACCTAGGCTTATTATTTTCACATAAAATAGGCATTCCATAAAATACTATAGCCATTAAAACTTCTTCAAAAAATATCTCTGCCGTTTGAGGGCGAGCGATATATTCTAAGAAAAACTCATTACTCGGTGCGTTATCCATATTGAATTTCGTCAATCCGTGTAAAGAACCGTTAGATCCCTTACCAACAACTACACCAGAAATATCATAAGAATCACATCCAAAAGTCCCCACATGTTCATTGCCAGGATACTTCTTTCCGTTTTTTGTTATAACATTATTTTGCAATGCTCTTTCAGGTAACCAAGTTACAAAAAATCTTCCTCTTTTATTAGGCGTCCATATTACCTTAGTATCCTTAATTCCATTCTCCCAAGAAAATGATCCCTGGGTTACATATCTATCGGTAATTAAAGAATCGTTATAGTCAATTTGCTGATATATTTTAGTAAGATTAAAGATTGATTGCTTGCTTTCATCTCTAAAAGCATGAGACTCAGTCCTAGGAAACTGTCTATAAAACTCGTTTAAAGCATCTGGATCCTGTTTTAAAGAATCTACTTCATTCTCCCAGTAATTTATAGCTCCCTGAATAATAAGCTCATTATCAATTCCTAACACTGGGTTATCAGGTGTTCTAAGAACAGGCATTCCAAAACGATCTATAAACCCCTCCATATTCCACTCCATAGGAATAAACAAACTATATAGCCCACTTTTTGTCTGCCCATTTGAATTACGAACAGTACAATTAGAATCATTATATAATTTTTTGAAGTTACCACCACCTTTATCTAAAGCATTTGACGTTGATCCCATCATACACTTACCAATAACTCTACTCCCTAAACGTAGACATGTCTTTGTAACACGCCAGTTATTTAAAATATTATCAGGACGTTCCCATTTACCTGATTCGTCATGTAAAAGTAATTGTAATTTTTCTCCATCATAACTGTTATCTCCAGTATTCTTCCAGTCAATCGTGGTATCTAATCCTTCAAGCTCCTGCTCTTCAGTTAGATACATATTTTTTTTAGTAATCTTAGATGCTGGAACCCTATATGCTAGTTCCGTTTTAGGCTTATCCATACCATCTTGGATCGGCTTGAAAAAGAAAGGATAGTTATTTGAGATAGGAACAATCTTGTCCGTAAACATTTTTTTTGCATCCGAACCTGTTTTAGATAAAATACCTATACGGGCATCTTTTGTGATCGTACCTGTATTCACTCCTTCACAGGATGCCATAAATGAAAATCCAGAACGTCTAATTTTTAAATAGTCTATTCCAAAACTTCTCTTGTCAGCTTTACAGGCTTCCCAGAAAATATAAAAAATTCTATTTGCTTCTCTAAAATCAGGTAGACCTATATCTATTTTAGTCCATTGAAGGTACATATAGTGAGTACCTGTAATATACGAGGGAGTTCCGTTGTTCATAAACCAACGCCCCTGCTCCCTGTAGTTAAATTCATTTTCTACATAGTCTACCCACTGGTTTTTAAAACTAGCTGAGGTGCTATGCCACTGAAATATAGACTTAATTCTTTTTAATTCTTTAGGAAGTCTTTTCGGCTCCCAAAACTGTTTATCTTTTTTATCAGATCTTTTTAAGACGTCTTTAGAAACTTTAGGAAGGGCAATATTTAAACCACTGATATTTATTATCTGACCAATTTCTCCGGTCTTAGAGATCACTACAAAATTATATTTTTCATTATATCCATAAGCCCAGGATTTGGCCCTGTTTTTATTAGCAAAGGCTATTTTCGGAACTATATTAATAAGTTCTACATATAATTTATTTTGACCTTGATTCAGCAAATCCTTTTGGTGTATTATTTATTTTATTATCTACTCCATCTATTATATCCTGTTCCTCTTCTATTCTATTTAAAATCTCAAATGCATCGAATATCGCAAGCTTTTTTGTAGCAGCAGCATTTTTTAATTTATCAGCAGCAAGCTCATCATCCTCACCATACTTAATGATATGTTCTTCCGCTACTCTTATTAACTGCATAACCGCTTTTTCACCAGCTTTTATTATCTGTTTTTTTATGTTTACGACATCCATCTTTATTTTGATTATATTTTAATTTCAACTCGTCTACTTTATTCTGCCAGTCTAAATCTTTTTTACTAATATTTTTTTCATTCATAATCTGAAACTTTATAAAACATTACAAAAACCTTTCTACCTTCTTCCCAAGACACATTAGGATATTTGCTATGAAAATAACTAGACGGGTATGAAACCAATCTATTCTCTTCATATCCAACAACCGTACTTAATCTCCATTTCTCTAATTCGTCAGCATCTATTTTTATCATTCGATCATACTCCTGATCACTAATATCTGCTGGAAGTTCCCTCCCGTAAATATAGTGTTCCCATAGCGCCGTTCCATGCAGCTCTTCTTTTTCTCTTGGAGACAAATAAAGAACTACTGCTCTGTCTGGCTTCTGCCCATTTATATTTAAATCAGAATGAATACGCCATGTTACATCTATCTCGTCTGTAGCCACCCTAAAGAAACTTAAAATTTTTTCAATTTTTTTACCCTCTATAATAGAAAGCTTTGTAGCAATATACTCATCAAAATCCTTATTTGAGTCTTGAATATAAAAATCTTTTTCACCAACTATTACTTTATTGAATTTATTCTCATCTAAATATTGGTTAGCCAATTTAAAAAGGTTCTTCTCAACAAAGTCATCTATGATGTAGATCATACTGCAAAAGTTATATTATCAGTAAACATCCTGTACAATCTCTCTCCATCAACATCAAATTCATATTCACTTTCTGGCTGATAAGATATCTCATCACCTACATTTAACCCCATGCTTAATAGCTGATCGTTAATGTATTTTATAGTTCCATACAATGGTTCTTCTGTTATTGATTTTTTAATATAAGAATCTTTTACGGGAGCAGGCTTAATGAAGCAATATTTATTATATCCCTTCCACTGTCCGTCTTGCTTATATAAGAAAAATTGATCTGGATCGACAAAAAATAAGTTGTCTTTGAAGTAACTTTTCCCACTTTTTCTACGGCCCTGCATGTCATTATAAAACTTAAAGACATTGTGGTGAACTAATAAGGTGTCACCTTCTTTTACTGGTCCAGTATAATTAATTGGAGTAGCTACCACGATAGCATATCTATTTGCGACACTATGATCTTCTTCTGAGGTGCTTGTGATAAAATCTACTTTACCATAAGTTTTTGTATTATCGTACCTTTTATCATTAAAAGGAGTTACAATAAACGAATAGGGTGATTGCATTTGATTTCATTTAAGTACTAGAAATTTATATTGTATTCTAAGGATATAGGAAGCGTACATTTAAATTCTTTCCATAACAAAACCTCATCGTCTTTTATAATCCAAATTTTATACGAATCATTATCATGTAAAATATGTTGAATTATATAAGATGCGCCAAGGACATTTTGGCCAACGATATAGTGCATTGCCCCTGATTTATAATCGGATCCTATAGAAATTTTTCTTATGTCCATTTCTGTGTTTAGCTGAGAGCTTGAGTTGTTATAACTCCTGCATCACTAACAAACAACTGCCACACACTACCTCCTGGAGCGATTAATTTCACAACCCCTGAATCTACAATAAACCCTGAAAGTGTTGAAACCGTACAAGATTTTGTCATTAAATTATTTTCCTTGTCAGTTAAGATTAAATAATCTGCCGAGTCAATACTTGTAATGTTAGGGTATGCCGCTGTGTTGCTAATTTTTGCCATTGTACTTTATTTTACTACCTCAGTCAAGGTATCTGTTTCTTCTTTAACCGGCTCTGGGTCTTGCACATCTCCAGTCTGTAAGTTTATTACGACATTCTCCCCGAACTCACTCATTAAAATTTTCTCTTGTTCTGCGAATTTCTTCTGAATTTCAGCTAAGCCAGTTAATAGTGACGCTTTTTTAATTTCAGTGTCAGCTATGTTTATTTTAGCTTGATTAAATTCGTTTTGTAATCCTTGCAATAACTCTAATTGCTCTTTACTTAATTGCTTTGACATTTTATTTGATTTAATTATATTAATATTATTTAACAAATATACAACTATTTTTTAATAGTCTTTAGTTATTCAACTGGTGGTGTTGGAGGCACTGGGTTTTGCCATGTGAAATATAAATCTTCGTTTACTGGTGCAATTTGAGATTCTATATTTGCAGCTATATTAGCTTGCATTGCTGGTACA